AACTTTCCGAAACGGTGCCATGATCAGGCTTTATGGGGCAGACAACCCAGACGCCATGCGTGGGGTGCGCCTCGACGGCGTGGTCATGGACGAGGTTGCGCAGATGAAGCCGGAGGTCTGGGACGAGATTATCCAGCCGGCGCTGGCTGACCGGCTCGGCTGGGCGCTGTTCATCGGCACACCCAAGGGGCTGAACCTGTTCTCCGAGCTGTTCTTCAAGGCCAGCGAGCGGATGCTCGAGGACGACCGCGACTGGTTCGCCGCTAGATACACGGTCGAGGACACCGAGGCGCTGGATCCGCGGGAGGTCGAGCGTCTGCGCCGGGACATGGACGACACGGCGTGGGCGCGCGAGATGCTGTGCGACTTCACGGCCAGCGGCGACGACCAGCTGATCTCACTAGCCGATGCTGAGGAAGCCGCTCAGAGGCGCTACACGGGCCGTGAGGCGACGATTGTCAGCGCCCCAGTGATCCTAGGGGTGGACCCGGCCCGCTTCGGAGACGACCGCTCAGTGATCGTCAGGCGGCAGGGGCTGGCCATGTTCGAGCCGATCGTCATCCGCGACATCGACAACATGGAGCTCGCCGCGCGCGTAGCTCACCAGATCGAGCGGCACAGCCCCGCGGCCGTGTTCATCGACAGCGGAGCTGGGGCTGGCGTGATCGATCGGCTGCGGCAGCTGGGGCACCAGGTCATCGAGGTTCCGTTCGGGGGCAAGGCGCTGCACGAGCAGTTCAAGAACCGGCGCACCGAGATGTGGTGGGAGATGCGCTCGTGGATCAAGGGCGGCGGGGCGATCCCGAACCTGCTAGCTCTCAAGAAGGAGCTGGCGACGCCGACCTACACCTACGACAGCGCAGGCCGCAAGGTGCTTGAGTCCAAGGAGCAGATCAAGAAGCGCCTCGACGGCAGCGGCAGCCCAGACATCGCCGACGCGCTGGCGCTGACGCTGGCTGCACCGGTCGCAAATGTGGAGGCGCGTGTGCGGAAGCGTCCACGACGCTCTGCACAGGACCACAACCCGTTCGCGTAAACTTGCGCCACCCCCTAGGGCTGACGGTGTTCGGTCCATAGAATCCGCGCGTGGCCACCGACACCCTAACCTTGCGGCTGGGATGCGTAGATGACATGCGCTCCCCCGGCGTTGGCACTCTGTTTGTCGACCACTTCTGCGAGGTCGCTCGAGACACTGGCCTGCGCAACATCGATCCTGACTGGGATCAATACCAGATGCTCGAGGACGCCGACCGGCTGATCATCTGGGTCGTCGAGCTCGATGACGAGGTGGTCGGCTACTGCTGCTGCGTGTTGGTCGAGCACCTGCACAACTCAGGGCAGATGCAGCTGGTCAACGACTCGCTGTTCGTCAAGCCAACCGTGCGGCGATCGGGCGTCGGCAACTTGCTAATGCGCGCGGCCGAGGACACCGCAGCGGAGTATCACGCCGACATGGTGTGGCACGCGCCGGCACACAGCCGGCTGGACAGAATTATGGCCGGTCGCGACGACTACCGCGCGACCTTTACCTGTTACATGAAGAAGGCATAGACATGGGAACTGGATTCGAGGTTGCGATGATCGCAGCAGCAGTCGCTGGCACAGGCTCAAGCATTCTGCAAGGTCAGCAGTCAGCTAACCAAGCTCGCCGAGGGCGGCAAGCGCAGGGGGCCGCAGCTAGCAAGGCCGAGTCCGCAGCTATGTCGCGCGAACGCGAAGAAGGCATGCGCATGCGTCGAGCTAACCGTCGCAAGCCGAACCCTGTCGCAGGCATGGCATCGAACAAGGGCGTCGGCGGCACCACGATGACGGGGCCGATGGGCTTAAGCGCAACGACGCTTGGCGGCGGGGGCGGCCCAGCCTGATGGACAAGCGACCACTGATCACGCAGCTGCGCACGCGCAAGTCTCGCCTCTACTCCGAGCGGGCCTCGTGGGAGACGCACTGGCGCGACCTAGCAGACCACGTTCTGCCGCGCACGGGTCAGTGGAACCACGACGACCGCAACCGCGGCGACAAGAAGCACCGGCTGATCTACAACAGCACGGCGACCGGCGCGCTCGAGATCCTTGTCGCAGGCATGATGGCGGGCGCGACCAGTCCAGCTCGGCCGTGGATGCGCTTGGCGTCACCGGACCCAGACTTGAACAGCTACAAGCCGGTCGAGGACTGGCTGTCGATGGCGTCTAAGCAGATCCTGCGCGTGTTCAACCGCAGCAACACCTACCGTGCGCTGCCGCGCTACTATCAGGAGCTCGCGCTCTACGGCACCGCCGCGGGCGTGCTGCTGCCGCACCCCGACCGGGTGATCCACCACTACCCGCTGACTGCTGGCCAGTATGCGCTGGGTGCGAACGCGGAGGAGGAGATCAACACCTGCTACCGCGAGTTCGACATGACCATCTCGCAGATGGTCGAGATGTTCGGGCTGGACAAGGTGAGCCAGGCTTGCCGCAACAGCTACAACAACGGGCGCTACGACGAATGGCGCACGGTGATCCACGCGATCGAGCCTCGCTTCGACCGAGACGAGAGCAAGATGGACGGCGTCAACATGCCGTTCCGCAGCGTCTACTTCGAGGCCGGCGGCAAGGGCAGCTCCAGCCAAGCCAACGACGTCTTGCTGGAAGAGGGCTATCGGGAGTTTCCGGTGCTCGCGCCGCGGTGGTCGACATCGGGCTGTGACATCTACGGCAGCAGCCCCGGCATGACGGCGCTCGGCGACATCCGCGCGCTGCAGTCCATGACCAAGCGGTTAGGCCAGGCGATCGACTACAAGACCAAGCCGCCGACGCAGGGTCCAGCTGCGCTCAAGGGCATGGAGATCGACAAGATGCCTGGTGGGCACACGGAGATCCCCGGCGACCAGCGCGTGACCCCAGTGTGGCAGACCACGCTTGAGCTCAGCGACTTGCAGAACCACATCGTCACGCATGAGCAGCGGATCAACAGCCGGTTCTACGCCGACTTGTTCCTGATGCTGGCCAGCACGACCAAGAGCATGACGGCGACCGAGGTGGCCGAGCGGCACGAAGAGAAGCTGACCATGCTCGGCCCGACGCTGGAGCGCCTCCACAACGAGCTGCTGCAGCCGCTGGTCACCCAGACGTTTGGGCACATGGTCGAGCGGGGCATGTTCCCGCCGGCACCGCCAGAGCTCGAGGAGACCGACCTCGAGGTCGAGTTCATCAGCATGCTCGCGCAGGCTCAGCAAGCGGTAGGCGCGGCGCAGGACGACCGCTTCCAAGCCGTGTTGCAGGGTCTGTCGCAGACGCACCCTGAGGCGATCGACATCCTCGACACCGACCAGTATCTGCGGCAATACGCCAGCAAGATCGGCATGGACCCGCAAAGCCTGCGGTCACCGGACGAGGTCGCAGAGATGCGGCAGCAGCGCGCGCAGCAGGCCGCGGCCGAGCAACAGCTCGCTGCTCTGCAGGCGGCAGCTCCAGCTGGCAAGGCTGTTGCCGAGACGCAGGCGATCGAGCAGGAGATGCAGGACGCGCAGCCAGAGACGCCCGAGGATTCGTTTAGCGGTTACGGGGGCGTGTAGGCGTGTCGAGGGCCAGCGACCGCGACGCTCCGCCGCTGCCGTATGACCGGCATGTGTGGCGGAAGCTGCTGCAGCGGAGCGGCCTTCGCATCTCTGATTTGCAGGGTGCCACTGGCGAGCTGACCGAGCTCGTCGATGCGCTGTCTGTGCCTGTGCGCAATGAGACGGGCAGCGACATCGCGGCCAACGCGCTGGTCTACGTCTCTGGTGCGAACAGCGACGGCGAGGCTCTAGTAGCTCTGGCAGACGCTGACGACGCAGCCAAGATGCCAGCCATGGGGTTTATGCGGGAGACGACGGCAACCGCGTTGAACGGCCGGGTCGTCCTGTTGGGCCACCTCCGAGACATGGCCCTGCCTGATGGCACCTACGATGTCGGCGACGAGCTCTACGTCAGCGCGACCGCGGGCGCGTTCACCAAGACCGCACCGACTGGAGCGTCGGACACGGTTCAGCGGGTGGCCGTGGTGACCAAGGTGGGGGACGATGATGGCGAGGCGTTCGTCACTGGGCCAAGCATCGACAACAACGTCAGCGGCACGCTGGTAGGGCTGGGCCTGACTGCTGCCGCCGGCAAACTTCTAGCCAACCCGACAGCCGGGGCAGCCGCGCTGCAGGAGGTCGGGCTAGAGCCGCCGCTAACCTACAACGGAAGCACCAAGGCGCTCCACATCGCAACCGGCGACATCGCCACGGCCATGATCGCCGACGGCGCTGTCAACGCCACGCTACTTGCTACAGGCGCGGTCGAGACCGCAGCTATCGACGCCAACGCGGTGACGTCTGCGAAGATTGCGGCCGGCGCTGTGGGCACGACGCAGCTGGCGGCAGACGCCGTGACCGGTGCCAAGATCGCCGACGATGCCGTCGGCAGCGAGCACCTGGCCGACGACGCTGTTGGCAGCGCCGCCATCGCAGACGGAGCCGTCGACACAGCTCGCCTCGGCGCAGACGCTGTCACCGGAGCCAAGCTGGCAGACGACGCTGTCGGCAGTGAACACATCGCCGACGACGCCGTGGTCGCAGCGGCAATTGCAGACGGCGCTGTCGACGCCTCGCGGCTAGCCACCAACGCGGTCACTACCGTCAAGATCACGGACGCAAACGTGACGGCAGCCAAGCTGGCCACGGATGCCAAGGTCAGCACGATGCTAGCTGTCGGCACGTCGACGGCGTCGGTAGCCAACACCACCATCTACGCATCGTGGGACACGGCCTCGTCGGACGCGCTGGCGGACTCGACTGGCAACATCCAGATCGACGACGAGGACAGCGGAACCGACACGTCGGACAACACGATCATCAACATCGCAGCAGCGGGTCGCTACCAGATCGACTGCTCGTTCCGCATCAGCGGCAACAACCGCGTCGAGGCGTTCTGTCGAACGTGGCTCGACACCGGTAGCGGGTTTGTGCGACAGAGCATGCACACCGCCAGCAACTACTCTTCGCGCGACACCGACCAGAACACTGGTAGCGTGACGCTGAGCACCATTCTGAGCCTGAGCAGCGGCGACAAGCTCAAGTTCCAAGCCGAGGCCGACGCAGACGGAACGGCAAACATGGTCGTCAACGGCACCCTGCTACGGATCATTCGGCATGTCTGAGGCAAACGGCAACGGCTGGGATGAATACCGGCGTCTGGTTATGGACAGCATTGAACGGCTCACGACCGAGATCCGCGAAGAGCGCAACAACTTCAAGGGCGAGATGCGAGAGCTCTACTCGCGCCTGTTCGACATCGAGAAGAAGATCGCGTCCCTCGAGGTTCGCTGCGGCCTAGCAGGGCTGATCGGCGGAGCCATCCCGGTGACGGCAGCACTACTGACCAGATACCTATGAGCTAACCATGGCCAAGAATGACGACCTCGACACCGACACCTCCAACCCGCAGACGATCATCGTGAAGGACGAGAAAGCTGCGTTGCGCATGAAGCGCGAGGAGACGAAGGAAGCGCAGGCGCGCTACAACGCCATCGTCGCTCGCGAGAAAGCTGAGAAGCAGGCTGAGCGCGAGATGCGCCGCGAAGAGATCCAACTCGAGCTCGCGCGCATTAAGCTCAACACCTCTGCCACAGAGGCCGCGCGACTCAACCTCGCCAAGACGACGCCGTTCATCCTGTGCATCCTGATCGGCGGGTTCATCGTCATGCTAGGCACGGGCGCGATCCCCGACGAATCGGTCTCGGTCGCTTCGGCGTTGCTTACGCTGCTGGTGACGGGTCTGATGGCCAACCTGCGCTCGATTATCTCCGAGGGCAGTCCGACGGAAGAACCAAACGGCAACGGGCACGACGCTCCGAAGCCACCCACCAAGAAACCCGACACCCCGAAACCTAAGGACACCAAGTGAAGAAGCTCTGCGCTTTGGCAGCTCTGGCGCTGCTCACCGGCTGCGAAGGGATCAGCGTTGCTGATGCCTACGTGAAGGCCGACCAACTGACCTACGACGCAATCGCGCCGTCTTACCGCGCCTACGTGGAGGCTGACGAGAAGCTCGACGCTCCGTCCAAGGCTTCCCGCATGCGTCTCCTCGACACCTGGCAGCTTCGCATCGAAGCCAACACCAAGAAGAAATGAGCGACCTGAACGAATCTGTGGAAGCCCTCGCTGACAAGCTGAAGGCATCCGTCACCGACCCCGCCAAGCAGGAGATGCTGGCAGCCATGGCGTCCGACGCCGGCCGCGTGGCCATGCTCGCGCTGACTGACCCTGGAGCTGCCGCCGCCGAGGTTGCGATTGTCAAGGCGACGCTCGCCAACATCAGCCAAGCCGAGGCCGCCAACGCCGTGCAGGCGATCACCGACTGGGTCACCGACACGGTTGGCCGGGTCATGTCCAAGGCGCTGCCCGTCTGATGGACGGACTGTTGAGCAACCGCCGCGAGCGTGCGCGTCAAGTGCCCTACCTCAACGCGCACAGCGCGGTGTGGCTGGGCCTGCTTGCGTTCTGCGGCGCATTCTGGTGGGCAGTGTTCTGCCTACTTAACAACTGACACGGGGGAGCTATGGCAGCCAAGAAAGGTCTCTACGCCAACATCAACGCGAAGCGGAAGCGCATCGCGGCTGGCAGCGGCGAGAAGATGCGCAAGCCGGGCGCAAAGGGCGCGCCTACCGCTAAGGCATTCCGGAAGTCGAAGAAGACTGCGAAGAAGAGGTAGGCGTGGCAGCTAAGAAGAAAAGCGCGGCGAGCTCGAAGGTCGAGTCTGCCAAGAAGCGAGCTGGCGTGAGCGCGGTGAACAAGCCGAAGCGCACGCCAGGTCACAAGACCAAGAGCCACGTCGTTGTGGCCAAGCAGGGCGAACAGGTCAAGGTGATCAGGTTCGGCCAGCAGGGCGTCAAGGGCAGCCCAGACGGCAGCAAGCGCAACAAGGCGTTCAAGGACCGGCACGCCAAGAACATCGCCAAGGGCAAGATGTCGGCGGCCTACTGGGCCAACCGGACCAAGTGGTAGGACTCCACTAGCTCTGCACGCGTTGTCCCCGCGCGATATAACACGGGAAGCCACAGCGCGTTCCGCTCATTTACCTGCGCACCGCATTTGGTTAGTTTGCGCGGGTGATTGACCACGATCCTGCAGACGCTGACGCCCTCGAGGCGAAGCAACGCGACGCGCGCAAGCGTGTCCGCGATGTGCGGAAGCAGGACTTGCGGTCGCTGCTGCAGACCGAGTGGGGCCGCCGGCAATGGTGGCAACACGACGTCGGTCCCGCCCTCCTGTCGCCGCACGTTGTGAATGACGCAGAGAGATGCGTCCTTCGCGATCGTGCCGTGGACATGTGGCACGAGGCCATGCAGCTGTCTCCCGATCTAGTTTTGCGAGCACTGCAGGAGCAGTATGACCGAAGAGCAAACGATTGAACTAGCCGCGCAGGCCGCCCCCGACAACGGTGGCAGCAGCGCCGCTGAAAGCCCGACCAGCCTATTGGACACCGTGACCTCGGAGGGCACGGCTACGGAGGAGGGTCAAGACACCTCGGCACAACCCGAGGGATCGAACGAGCCTGTGCAACAGGACGCTAGCGCGTGGACGTTTACCGCCCCGGAAGGGACGAACGTCGACGTGGGATCGTCACCTGTGCGAGCTCTAGGCGAAGCAGCGGCGCAAGAGGGCCTCTCTAACGAGCAGGCCCAGAAAGTTCTCGACCAAGTTGGTCCTGCGTTTACGCAGCACTACCAGCAGCTCCACCAACAGATGATGGAGCAGTGGGCAGCGGAGACAAAGCAGCACCCCGAGATCGGCGGGGCCAAGCTGCAGCAGTCGCTCACGGAAGCCAAGCAGGCTTTCGCCACGTTCGATCCCGAAGGTCACGCGTTGCAGGTGTTGACCGAATGGGGACTCGTGAACCACCCAGCCATTCTGGGGTTTGCGAAGCGGGTCCGTGGAGCCATTAGCGACGGACGTTTCGTCGCTGGGCAGAGCCGGGACGAAGCGCCACAGAGCACTGCTCGATCGCACTTCCCCGGCAGCGACTTGAACGACTGATTCAGGAGTAAGAGATGAGTGTTTCAGCAACCAGCCACCCCACGATGGTGGACTATGTCAATCGCATCAACCGCGATGGCAAGATCGCAGACATCATCGAGCTGATCCGCAAGGAGAACGAGCTCGCCGATGTCATCCCATGGATTGAGTGCAACGACGGCGAAGGTCACAAGACCACCATTCGCACCGGCCTGCCCGCGCCGACTTGGCGCAAGCTCTACGGCGGCGTCCAGCCGACCAAGAGCGAGACGCGTCAGATCCGGGACACGACCGGCATCATGCACGCCTACGCCGAGGTCGACGTTGACTTGGTGGAAGCCAACGGCAACAGCGCCGGGTGGCTTCTCAGCGAGAACGCCGCGTTTGTCGCGGGTCTCACCGAGGAGTTCATGTCGACGTGGTTCTATGGCGACGAAGGCACTGAGCCGGAAGCGTTCACGGGGCTGTCGGCGCGCTACGACGTGTCAGAGCTGCAGTCGAACGGATCGGCGACGGCTACCGCCGCGGAGAACAAGCGCAACGTCATCGCCGAGGGCACCACGACGGACACGTCGATGTGGCTGCTGGGCTTTGGCCCGCAGGCGCTGCACGGCCTCTACCCGAAGGGCTACACCATGGGTCTCAAGGAAGACTACAAGGGTGTCGTCACGATCGAAGACGCGAGCTCGGACGGCTCGGCCGGCGGTCGCTTCGAGGCGCACCGGACGCACTACCGCTGGGCTTGTGGCCTCAGCCTGCGCGACTGGCGCACCTGCGCTCGCGCTCAGGTCGACTTCAGCGAGCTCAAGGCGGACGCAGCAACGGGTCCCAACCTCTACGACATCCTGTCGCGGATGATGGCCCGCACTCGCCGCGGCATGACCGACAAGAAGGTCATCGTCTGCAACGAGGGCATCATGGAGTTCCTTCGCCTGCAAGCGAAGGCTGGCACGGCAGCGAGCACGCTGACGCGCATGGAGCTGGCCGGCCGCGAGGTCGACGCCATCAACGGCATCCCGGTGCTTCTGAGCGATTCGCTCACCACTTCCGAAACTTCTGTCACCCGCACGTAAGGAGAAGACTCATGGCAATTCTTTCAACGTTTGGCGAGATCTGCGACAACGAGACTCTCACCACTGGCACCGGCACCAATGTCAAGGAGGGCTCCCACATTGACTTGGGCAAGGCTGATCCTGGCGACATCGGGGTTGGCGAGCCGCTTTACTTTGTTGTGTCTGCGGCTAGCGAGATCAAGCTGGCCGACAGCGCGTCGGACGGCACGTTCACGGTGCGTTTGGTGACCGACAGCGACACCAGCTTCGACGCAAACAGCAGCATCCTCAAGGAAGCTACGTTCACCACGAAGGCTGGCAACGCCGCGGCGAGTGCCAAGGTGCTGACCGCGGGCAAGGTCTTGATGGCTGCGCAGCTCGGCCAAGAAGGTGTCGAATACCTTCGATACTTGGGCGTGACGTGCGACGTTGCGACCACGGCGCTGGCCAGCGGCTCGATCGACGCCTACATCACCAAGGCCGTCCCAAAGATCCACGCCTACGCTGACGGCGCTCCGGCGCTCGGCTAATCCGTGGAAGTGATCGCAACCAAACGGGCGTGGCACGCTGGTCAGCGCATCTGGCCTGGCCAGCGCGTCACGATCCCCGAAGGTCGCGACATGCCCGACTGGGCACGGCCGCTGGAGTATGAAACTCCAGCTGCGCCGCCGGTAAAACCACGCCGGCGGCGCAAACCTGCACCGAAGACGGAGCAGCAGACAGACCCAAGCAGCTAGACGACGGACACGACTATGGCCAAGGTGCGCATTCTTCTCGAGGCTGGGCAGGAAAACGCATCGGCCGTTGGCGACATCCAAGGGTGGGAAGCCCTCTACGACTTCTACGCGCTGCGGAACCCCAGCACGACGGGCGGCCCAACGTTCGCCCAAGGGAGTTACAAGGACACGTTCCAGCTGACCGGCACGTTCCCCGGCGGGTGGACAGCCGACGCGCTAGGAGCTGAGGAGATCGGCGAGTTCCAGACGGCCAACTGCGCGGGCGCGGCCCTGCAGATGGTCAAGCAGGCCGTGTTCTACAACCCGACGCCGTCCTACCTGACCTACGACAAGTCGACGTCGGACTACCCCGGCCGGTTCCGGCTAAGCGGCAGCAGCCAGCTCCCGCACCGCGTCACGACCGACATGATGGGCCAAGCCGGCGGCATCGTGAAGACGCTGACAGGCTTAAGCAGCGGCACCTTCACCACGTCCGGTGCCCACGGACTGGCGGTCGACGACTACGTCACGTTCGGCATCAGCGCCGCGGGCGGCGTAAGCGGGCTGATCTTTGGAGACCGCGCCTACAAGGTCAAGACTACGCCCTTGACCACCACGTTTACCGTAGAGGAGTGGCCAACCGGCGATGCCGTTACGGGAACCGGCACCGTGACCAACATCAAGGTGGCGCAGGTCTTCCCGATGACCATCACGCGGCACCGGACCAACACCACGCACACCGCGGTGCCGGGCGGGGTTATTGACCGGACAGACGGCGACCCGTTCGTGCTCAACGTCGAGCCGCCGCTAGACCCAGCTCCGGCCGAGAACGAGGTGTTCGACCACGAGCTCGTGCTCATGGCCAACGCGGCCTCGGCTACCGGGTCGCTCGTGCTGAACAGGCAGCTCGGCGGCTACCGCGACGGGGGCAGCAGCCTCGAGTCCGACCCGAACAAGGACGCCAAGAACATCCGCATCGGCTACGAGATGCAGGCCAGCAACGTCCC